GCGGCGGCGGAACTCAAGCTCGCGGGCCATCTGTCGATGCTCGCTGTCCTTGAGCAGCCCCGCGCCCATCCGATGGCGCACGATCCCCTCGATCGCCTCCTCGGCGTCGAGGCGCTCCAGCGCCCGCACGTACATCCAGAACTGCCAGCCGGGAATGTGAAACCACCGCTCCGGATCGCCGCCGTAGAACCGTTGCAAGCGGGCAACTAGCTCTCCGAGATCGATAGGTCGGCGGTCTCCTCGGTCTCCTCCTGCTTCGCCTGCTCCTGCCGGTCCCGTTCCCGCGCCGCCCTCAAGAGCGGCGCGTACGTAAAAGCCCTGACGATCTCCGCCCGCAGCGCATCGTCGATCTGCTCCTTGACCTTCGCCGGACCGAGGAACACCCGGTCGAACATGCGATCCAGGATCGCTTTGAGCTGCTTGCGTTCCGTCGAGTTCAGCGACTCCTTCTCCCACAGCTTGTCGTAGGCGTCGCCGTCCGACTTCAACTGGTGCTGCTCGATGATCCCGAAATCGGCGTGCTTGGCGAGCTCGTACAGCTCCCCGCCGATCTTTACGGTCGGACGTTTGACGACGAGCGGAAGATCAAGCAGCGGCTCGTCATCATCGTCTCGCTTGCCGTTAGTCGCTGGTGCTGCCTTCGCTTCTGTTGCCACTTGTCCCTCCTGGGGGATTGGTGATCGGGGCTTCAAGATCAAGGTTGATTCCAAGCTCGACGCACGTCTTCTGAAGCTCCTCGAGCTCGGCGTAGAGCGTGCGCGCCCGGTCGCGGTGATGACGGGCGGAGCGCATATGGCCCTTCGCCTCTTGGTGGAGGCGACGGCCGGCCTTGGCGATCTGCGCCGCTTGGGCCTGGTCGACAGCCATCGGCTAGGTGTGCGCTGCGGTCTGGACGCGGAGCGTGCCGAACACGCCCGGTGTCAACTCGAGCGCGTGCCACTCGACCGCGAGCTCAGCCGGGTTGGCCTTGCTGTAGGTCGGAGCGGGGTTCCCCGACTCATACGCGCACGGCACCTCGTACTGGGCGTTCAGCGAGTCGTCCACCGATGAGATCCCACGCACGAGCAGCGCGTGCGTGTTGACCTGCACCCCGCGCATCAGCTCGAAGTGCTTATCGCCAGCGGTGCCCGTCGCCGGGGCGACGGTGGTCACCGCCGCGTCGTTGAGCACGGTCGCGTACTGGTCGGGTGACACGTCCGCGAGCGTGTACGCGATCAGCAGCGTCTCGGCAGTACGCCACGTCTTGCGGGGCGTGGTCGACCCGGCGGGAGTGAACTCGCTGATCGTCTGGCCGTGCGTGACGGTCACACCGGCATCGGTGTAGTTCTTGCTGCCGGACGTGCCTGAGAGCTTCCACGGGGTCGCCGGCGTGGCGAGGTCAACTGCGGGGAACGCGGTCCCCACCGGCGCGACATACACCGTGTACGGGGCACATACGATTTCGAACGGGGCAGCGATGCTGTCCACCTCCTTCGGACGGGTTTGGGCCGTCCAATCGAGTAACTATGGGTGGTGCAGCCGTGACCTCGAGCGGGTCTTCGCTGTCAGGGGGAAAATGCGGGGTGGGCGGCGTCCTGAGAGCCGTTCTCCCGTTTACGGCATCCAGACGCCCGCGCGTCACGTTCGGAGCGGTTGAACGCCCCGTACGCTTGCGAGAGCGCCGCTTACACAGCGGCGATCAGTCGGCGCTGGCGTCTGTGGTCGTGTGGTCTGGGATGGGAGCCTCGAGCGCGGCGATCAGCTCGGGTTTGTTGCTGTACTCGCCCGGGTTGAGCCCCCGCTCGAGCGCGAGGTCCTCGAGCTGGGCGCGTGTCAGCTTGGAAAGCTGCCGGGTCCCTTCCTTCAATGGAATGGACGCGTCGGCGAGCAGCTCAGCTGCGCGCTCGTCGCTGACGGTGAACGACTCGCCGCCGGCTACGGTCTCGCCGTCGACCTCCAGCAGATCCTTCGGGTCAGCAGCGAAAGTGAGGGTTTTCATACGGGATGTGACCTCCAGGGGCGCATGGTTATTAGGGCCGATGCTCGTCTAGGCGAGTGCGATCTCGCTCGCCAGCACCTGGAAGCTTGAGATCGTGTACGGCCACTCGGTTTTCGGGTCTCTGAGGTTCAGCGGGCCGCCGGCGGTGCGGCACCAGTGCAGAAGCGTCTTTCCCTGCGATGTGCGCTGGAGCTGCTTGAGAGCGAGACGCACGGCGGTGTGGAGCGTGTACGCGGCGTGCGGGGTCTCGCCGTAGCAGAACACGTCGACCCGCTGGTCTGAGAACTGTTGGTAGCCGCCGCCGAGCTGCTGCGCGCCGCCGGAGGGTTTGATCACCACGCACTGCTGCGGCATCGCGGTGTTCTCGGCGGCGGGGAGCTCGGCGCCGAACACCAGGTCGGTGAGCTGGCTGACGGTCGGGTCGGCTTTCAGGACCGCGACCAGCGCGCCGATCGGATCGGGCAGATCAACGCCGCTCATCGCAGGTTCCGTTGTATCCGGCCGGGGAGCTCCGGGTAGGTTGCGTCCGCGGCGGGTCTGAGGAACGGTCTCGCGGCCATCTTCGAGGTCCCGAACTCGAGATCGATCGCGTATGGCGCGCCGCGTTGAACACCCCACTGGCCGGTGACAACCTCACCCTGGGTTTCCGCGGGTAACGAGGTGATCCGCTCCTCCAACCGTCCCGTCTCGTCGTGCCAGGGATGGCTGTCTTTGGCGTGCTGTACCGCGTCGGCGGTCGTGTCATCAACCGCGGCGACGGTCGCTCGTATCGCGTTCGCGAGGATCTCCGCTCCGAACCAGCGAACTCTCATCAGCTGATCTTCCGGAAGCCGATCTCGGTGAGACCCTCGAACGGCGCGACCGCGAGAATCTCGAGCCGCTCGGCGATAACGGTCGTCGCGTCTTGGGCTAGCACCCGTCCGATCCGGTCATGCGCGGTGATGTCGGTCCCTTCCGGGACGATCATCCCCCCGGCGTTCAGGTCCACGAGGAAGTCGCCGCCAACGTCAACCGACCCGATGCCCCGGGTCGAACGGCTGGTGCCCCACCACAAAAAGCACGGGACGGTCGCGAGCGGCTGCCAGTCGGAGGCGCCTTCGCCCCCCCAATCGTCAGCGACGGTCGCCTGGTTGCGTTCGATCTCGGCTTGCTGGGTGAGCGCCCGCTCGAGCCCGAGGAGCGATCGCTCGATCACGGGATCACGCCCGTTGAGTCTTGGAGCCTGCCGGCTTGCTTTCGCAGCCAGTACTCGTCCTGCGCGGGCTTGAAGTTCGACTCGACGGTGGCCGTGTCGGTGGTGCGGCCGTGCACCGCCCGTCGGATCATCAGCGTCTCGGTGTCGCTGAGTGTCATCCCGACGGTCTGTTGCTCGGCCTGGAAGCTGTAGGAACCGACCTGCTGGGTGATCTGCGCGTACTGGCTTGGGTTCGCGATCGACCGGCAAACGAGCTCCACGGACAGCAGTCTGAGCAGCTGCGGCACCGGTCGTAGTGACGCGGCCCACCCGTCGTCATACCCCGCGGCGTCCGCGATCACCGCCGCGCTCATGTTCAGAAGGAACTGCGCGGTGGCGCTCTTCTCGTCGTCAAGCGTGTAGCCGAGTCGCCGCTCAACGTCATTTAGGCTCGCGAACGCTGCCTCCGTGCTTCTCGCGACCACCACGGTGACAGCGGTTTCGTCCTGGTTGTTGAGTCGCCAGATCGCGAGATACCGGCCCGGCGCGGTCGGCGCGATGTACGGCCGCTCGTACCGGCGAAGACCCGGGTCGTGGCCCTCGTCAATCTCGGTGATCTGATCGGCGGATTCGGGGATCGCGATGCTGCCGTCCCGGTCGTTGATCAGCCGCCAGGTGAGGCCGTCCTTGAGCCTGGGCACGGCGATCACCATCGAGATCTCGGTGGCGCCCGGGTTCACGAGCTGGGTTTGGGTTGCTGCGATCATCGCTCCGCGCAAGGGGATGCCTGGAATCGGGAGACGGGCCCCCCGATTCCAGGTTCCGCTAGCTAAGGGGCCTCGTTAGACGCCGAGGTCCAGCTGGACCGCGCCGTAGGGGCGCACCGCGCGAATCCCGTACAGGAAGTCCACGGACACCACGTCCTGCTTGTGGTTGATGTCGTAGTCGTAGACGACCCTGAGACCCATTCCCTTGTACTGCGCGGTTGCGGCACCGACGTACGTGCCGTCCGGGTCACGCTTGCCGAGCGGCAGCTCGAGCGTGCGTGTCGCGAGCGCGACCGCGTCACGATGGAACGCGACACCGTCCGCGCCATGCCGGCCGCTTCCTGACGTGTCGTCGCCGAGCTGCTGGGTCTCGAACGTGTCGAACCCGAACTTCCGGCCGATCGCCGCTTCGATCAGACCGTCGGTGTCGCCACGCTGGTTCGCCTGCACGATCAGATGGCCGCTCAACGCCGCACCCGCCCCTTCGGGCGAGATGACCGCGTAACGGTTCGTGGTCGGGAGCTTCGCGCGACCGAGCTTCACCCGGGCGCACACCAGAGCCTTCAGCGGCTCCGCCGAGTCAGCGCTCGAGCATGTGCCGCCCCCGGCCTGCTGGCTGGGGAGATCGGCTGCGCCTGACGCGGCGGTCTGCTGAGAGGCGGTGATCAGCTCGTCCGCGATGTCAGCATCGATCTTCTGGCTGATCGCTTCCATCGCGGGCTGCAGCAGCCGGCCCGCGAAATCGTCGATCCGCAACGTCATGTCCTCCGAGGTGACCGCGAACGACACATCGGCGACCTTGTCGAGCTTCAGCGGGAACCGATCCTCTCTCGCGTCCTGGATCTGGATGCCGGTAGAGCGATCGAACTCGTCCGCGGTGAACACCACCGGGACTCGCACATTCACGGTGTCGCCGATCTTCCCGGTGAAGTCCGCGTCAAAATCGCGATACACGATCGCGGCCAACACGGTCTCGTTGTAAAGCGTCGCGAGGGCCCTCTGTGCGATGACCGTCGGCGTGATGAATACGTCCGCCATGATTGGCGTCTCCTTCCTTTATTTACGGGGTTTTGACGCCATGCGGCGGTCCTGCAAGCTTGGCCATGCGGCCGGGGAAAAGCTCTTATTGGCGTGCGGCGCCCCCCCTCTGCTGGGGGTTATGCGGCTTGGGCGGGGCGGCGGCGGCGGATCTTCTTGAAGTGGTCGTCGACGGTGGTGTCGGTCTTGGGGGCCGTGCCCCTGCGAGCGTCAGCGGTTCCGCTGACCTTCTTGGTGGTGCTGCCGCTGTCCGCCGCGAGGTGGGGTTTGCGTGAGATCAGGTCGGCGAGTGCTTCCTCGAGCTGCTCGGATCGCACCCGCCCGTTGCTGTCGAAGATGTCCTCACGGTCCAGGTCGCCGTTGCGGATGTCCCGCTCGAGGTGAAGGAGCGCGTCGTCGGGATCAGCGAACCGGACCGTTTTCGCGTCGTCACCATCACCGATCTTCAGTCCTTTGCTGGCAAGCTTTGTGGTCGCGAGCTCTAGTCGGTCCTGTTGGCGTTCGATCTCGAACTTCTTCTCGAGCTCAGCGCGGGCACGCTGCTCGGCCTCCTCGATCGCTTTCTCCTGCTCTGACTTGTCAGCGTCCGCGCGTGCCTGCAACCGGCTACGGAGCGATTCGGCCTCTTTGCGCGCCTTCTTGGCTTCCCGCTCGTGCTTGCGAGCCATCCGCTTCCAGTCCGGCTCGCCCGACGCTGGCTTGTCCACCTTGCCGCCGTCGTCCTGGTCGTCATCGTCCTTGGTATCCCCGTCACCGTCGTCATCAGCGCTGTCGTCGTCGTTCTGGTCTGTGGTGTCGCTGTCGGTATCGGTGTCGTCGGCGCCTGCGATCGGGCGGATCGTGAACGCGAGCCGGAGCGCCCGGATACGGAACCTGGCGATCGTGACGAGCGAGTCGAGCTTTCCGGCGAGTAGCGTGAGCAGACTGGCCATGCGGCCTCCTCCTTCATGTTCTGGGTGCCGTGCGGCACCCGATTCGAGTGTGCTGAGTGATTACTGATTGGCGAGGGCCACCAGGCTGTCCGGCGGGTTCTCCCCAAGGTCGTTTCGGTAGATCGCGAGCAGCCTTTTCGCGGCGGCGCGCTTCTGGTCGGCGGGGATCTTGGCCCCGCGAGCGCCCGCGAGCGCCGCGGCTGCCGCGTGACAGGCGTTGCGGTTGATCTCGCCGGTCGGCTCCCGGACCGGGAGCATGCACATCTCCTTCGTTTTGGTGCCCGTGTTGGTGTCAACGAGGCAGGCCGCGCAGTAGCTGGTGGGGGATGGCCAGCGGGATGCGCTGCCGTCCCACGCCTGATCGGTCACAGCCATCAGAGGTTCTCCTTTCGCGATCTTTCAGGCGCTCGCGCCCGCTGCCGTACCGCTTGGCGGTGCCGCGGTTTCGGTGTCCTGCGTGTCGTCTTCACCGGAGGTTCCCGGGGTTCCGTTGCTGGAGCTGGGGGTGCGGGCAGCTGCCAGCAGTTGGGTCATCGCGTTGGTCGCTTTCATCACCTCGAGCCGCGCGATCTCGTCCTGGGTCATGTTCAGCACCCGCTCGGCAAGGATCTGCCACGGGAGGATGTCCTTCAGCTTCGTCGCGGCGTCCGCGCGCTCGGCGAGCGATCGGGATTCATGGTCGAGCCATACGATCTCGGCGTGCGGTGAGAGCGGCTGGTTGATCATCAGGCCGGATAGGCGGAGCACCTCTTCCCAGTCCTCGCCGGCGTATGCCTTGTGGTCGGTCACTTTCGCGTTCAGAGCGCCCTCGTCAGCGCGGATCGCGTCGGCTGAGAGGTTCGCCATCGCTTGCGCGAGCGGGAAGTAATGCCTAGGGGTTTTGGTGATTGCGGCGAGCTGCGCGAGCTCCGGGTAGATCGACAGGTTCCCGCGGTCAGCCGCGTCGAACGAGTCGAGCTTCACTTGCGGGTCCTCGAACTGCGCGACGCTGTCAGCCCCGGCCGTGAAGGGGGGGATCACGTTCCCGTCGTCGTCGCGGAGGATCTTGTCGCCGATCACCGCCCGGAGCGGGAATCCCATCCAGAACGCGACCACCAGCCCGAGGAATGTCAGCAGGTTGATCCGGTCGATCAGCCCGAAGCAGTGCGCGTACTCGCCTCTGGCGTAGCCGAACGCGCCCGGTTTGATCCGCGGGTTGAACCTGACCTCCACGACCGGTACCACCTCGAACGGGTTCTCAACCGGCCAGCTCTCTCCCGGCTCCTCCCGCCGCGTCCAGTTCCCGTTGCCGCGGTCTCGCTCTGACGCCTGCCGGAACTTGTAGATCCCGTCCGGCCGGTACAGGGTCGCCATCGTCTCTTCGGTGTCGGTGTCCACCCACCGCCGCAACGCCGCGACGCGACGGCGGCGGGACCCTTCGGCGTACTGAACGATCATCTGGGTGCTGGTGTCCAGCGAGATCTCCGGTTGTTCGGTGGCTTGGTCTGGCCACACCAGCGCGAACGTGCGGCCTGAGATCAGCCCCTCGCAGTGCCCGAGCTTCGACTCGGAGTCCATGTGGTTCTGCTGCCACACGTCCCATACCGCGTCGGCTGCCTGGTTGTCGTCGTCTCTGATTCCGCCGACCTCGAGCCGGTCGAGAACCGAGCCGACGATCAGGCTGCCCCAGGGGGCGTCGGCGACAGGCATCAGCCGCCGGTAAGCCTGGGTGACTTTCGCCTGGGTGACCGCCGTCGGGACCGGGGATGACCCTTCGTAATAGCTCTCCAACAGAGCATGTTTGATGGAGCGCTTATCGAGCTCGGAGGCGAGCTTGTCGACTTGCTTGACCAGCTGCTCAAGCGCTGGGGTCAACGGCGTTTGGGGCAACGGTTTATCTCCTAGATCGGCACCGAACGCAACGCCCGCGCTCAGGCGCGCCGGGCTGATGCAGCCTCGGGTGGATCGGTTTGCCGCACCCGACGCACGGGACATACTCCTCACGACCGCCAGGCTGGCGGGCGGGCTGGGTTGAGCCGTCCGTCCACCGGCCGTACCGGCGCTGCTTCAGCTCGCCGGCTTTGAGCGCGTCATCGCGGGCGCGGCGGGCGAGCACGCTGCTGGTGACCGAGTCGATCTTCAGCGGGCTCCCGCCGCGGTCCTTGCGCACCACGTGCGCTTCCTCCGCGCGATCCTCGAGGCGCAGGCGCACTTTGCGGGTGCGTGCGTTCTCGAAATGCCAGGCGAGCAGCGTCTTCCCGTTCCGGTGCTGCTCCTCGGTGCGGATCGGGACCGGGTCGATCGCGATCCGCTCACCGCCCGTCACCGGAGCGTTCCTGATCGCGGTGCGCAGCGCGCCGCACGCGACAGCCATCTTCGAGTCCACGTTCGTCCAGAACTCGATCACCGGCGGGCTGCCGTGCGCCGCGGCCCACCGGCTCATCTCTTCCTGCCACCACGGCGGATCGCCGTAGAAGCGGATCACCTCGAACGTGTCGAACAGCCATTCGACGGCTTCGTTGACGTCGGTGCGCCACCCGAGATCATCGCCTTGCGGGGTCCAGATCCCGACCGTGAACAGGTTCCCGTCCTCGGTGCAGCCCATCAGCGCGGTGTGGTCGTTGTTCTCCGACCCATCGAACCCGACCGTGATCTTGGCGCCCGGCTTGACCTCAATCCGGCCTAGTACGACGGAGATCTCGGTTGGCACGAGCCAGTGCGAGGATGCGGCGCGGGGACGGTTGAGGTAGTAGCGGTACGCCTCCGCCTCGGGGTCCTCCGCGTCGCGAACGATCTTCGCGATCCGCCGGAAGTCCATCCATTCCGCGGCGGCCCCATAGCCGGGGCGCATCGCCTTGATCAGCGAGCGGTCATCACCGAACCGTTTCGGGATATCGCCCTGCCGGTGGTCGTAGAGGACGCCGTGCTTAGTTACGCACTCCTCGGCCGGGAGGTGCGCATAGCGCTCCGCGGCCTGCTCGGCGATCGATCGCTGCCCCGGCTGCCACGCGGTCGTTGTGTCGAGCATTAAAGGTTCCGCGATCTTCCGTTTGCCGGTGTTCCGCGCGACGGTGCGATACATCGCGTGCAGCTGCCGGCTCACATACAGGTGCGTCTCATCGGCGGTGGCGGCGGATTCCTTCCCGCCGTCCTTGGACGCGTCACCGGAGCTCGATGGGCGGATCTCGCCACCCCCGGGCTCATGGATGAACACGCGGGTGGAGCTCTCAACCGACCGGCCAACATCGAACCGGTACTCGCTGGCGGCCGCCCCCTCGGTGAGCATGTAAACGACGTTGTCGTACGTGTTCCCCGCCTGCTCCTCCTCGGTCGCGAGACAGCGGATGAACGGGTAGGTGACAGGCACCCCAACCGGCTCTCCGGCAGTGTCGAAACCGTCGCACCGGACGGGTCCGAGCGCCTCAGCGCACATCAGCGCGCCCGCGAGCTCGGACTTCCGGCGTCCCTTCGGCCGCGAGTACACGGCACGGTGCACCAGCCGGCGGCCAGCGAGCTGATGCCCTTGCGGCCAGAGCCGGTACAGCCAGCAGATGAACAGCGCTTCCTCATCGTCAACGGTGAACGGCTCGCCCTGCACATCGCCGGGGCCGTGGCACAGCATCTCCTCGATCCAATCGACGATCTGCCATCCCAGCGTGGGGAACGACACCGGTGGAAGCGACACACCCGGCTATTTCACGATGCTCAGGCGGGCGCGACGACTCGACCCGGCAGAGCGGTCGAACGTCGACCGCGGCGGCCCATCCGACGGGAGCCGACTGTCGCTGACACGCCAGCGGAGATCCCGTTTGCCTTTCGGCGTCAACCCCAGGCCATCCATTCGCAGCCGGATCTCCGACATGCTGCTCGGCGTCGCCGCCTCAACCAGCAGGATCGTCTCCAGCGCGTACGCGACATCCGCCGGCGACCACATGACCGTCACCGGGTCGTGGCGCCACGCGTTCCACACCCCGCGAGTCCGCGCCGACCATCTCTGACCGCGCGCGCGTTTCGGTAACGCCGGCAGCACGAGCTTCTCGAGCGGCGGCAGGTCGATCCAGTCGCCGCGCGCGGGCTCGTTG